TCGAGCAATGCCCCGTAAGTATGAATACCAGGTGGCAACCAACCTAAACCTTACGCAGACTGAAGTTCCGTTTGCGATTTTGAAGGGCTTGACAGAGCAGTGCGACATTGTTCACCGGGCTATCGAAATTCGAGTTGCTGACATTATCAAGCAAGACTGGTCATTCACACTTTCAGATGACGCAATTACTGCGATCATGGAAGCGCAGAACGTCAGTCACGCTAAAGCTTCAAAAATTGGTCGTGAAAAGTATGGCGAAGAAATCGTTCGACTAAATGCTTTTTGGGAAAACCCTTATGTTGCGTCAGATCGTTCATACACTGAATGGCTAACTGAAGCACTGTGGCAAGTCTTTGCTTACGATCAATTGTGCGTTTATCCTCGCTACAACTTTGGTAAAGACTTAATTGGGCTTGACGTAATTGACGCACCAACAATCAAGATGTTGTTGGACAATCGTGGTGACATTCCTCACCCCCCAGCCCCGGCATTCCAGCAAGTCTTATGGGGCTTCCCCCGTGGTGAATTCACTGCTTCACCTGACGCTGACGGTAGTTTCTACAACGGTTCAGGTCGCAATGATGAGTTCTTAACTGATCAACTTGCTGTGTATGTCAAGAACCGCAGAACCTGGTCACCCTATGGCTTCAGCCCGGTTGAAGAGGCAATTCCTGCCGCTACGTTGTATTTAGAGCGTCAAGCATGGATGCGCAGTGAGTATCAAGACGGCACTATGCCAATGACATGGATGCGCACGAACAGTCAAGAGTTAGATCACTTAAAGTTGGCCGCTTTTGAGCGTGTGCTGAACGACAAATTATCTGGCTCAACTGCAGAGCGTCACCGTGTGAAAGTGCTACCTGAAGGCTTTGACCCAGTTGCAAGCCCGACAGTTGATGAACGCTATCGCAGTGAGTATGACGAATTCCTGATCAAGCGCATTGCTTCAATCTTTGGTGTTTCACCTACCGCTTTGGGCGTTGTAGCTCGAGCAGGACTAGGTGGAGGCAAGGGCGCACACGAAGGCGAGCAAGAAAACTCCGAAATCGTTTCGACACGCCCAATGGAGAAATACGTTGTTGATGTGATCAACAGCATTTCACGCAGGTTCTTAGGTGCTGACAAAAACGTGACGTTCGTTCTGAATGACGTTGAAAGCCCAGCGGCTGAAGAGAGCAAAGCAAACGCCGCAAAGACCGCATTGTTTAGCGGCTTCAAAACGCTGAATGACGTGCGTGCTGAAATGGGCGAACCGTTGCTTGACTTTGTTGAAGCAGACCAACCGTTCATTGTTGCTGGTTCGACTATCCAATTTCTAAAAGGTTCATTGCAGACAGACGCAACTGGCGAAGTGACAGGACAAAAGAATGAAGCGACACCACCGCAAGCACAAGATCAAGTCAGTCAAGAAAGCGCACCACAAACTGACGCCCAAGCGAATTCAAGTCAGAGCGAAAAAGACGAAACTAATCTAAAGTCCGTCGTAGCCGATGAGATGCGAGACTTCGCCCAATTCGTCAAGTCTCGCAACAAGCGTGGTAACTGGCGTGCGTTTGATTTCACGACTGTTGATGAAGCAGTTGCTGAACAATTGAATGAGCAAGCGTATTTCATGATCAAGGGCGCACGACCCATTCCTGAAAAGTTGGCAACCTGGGCTATCGAGTTTGTCGAAGGGCAGATAACAGATACCCCAAAAGTAAATGGGCTGACTACTAAGGTCAATGACAATCATGACGAACACGGTCGATTTGCGTCAGGTTCGTCAGGTAGCGACAAAGTTCAATGGGAAACGTCAGCACCGCATGACAGTAAGTTTTATGGAATTAAAAGTGAAGTTGATCACACAGCCACTTCACCCAATGGAACAAAATTTACAATAACGGAATCACAGCACCAAAACGGAAACACTTTAACCGAAGTGACCGCAACAAAAGGTGATGTAAAAATCACAAATGAACACGTTGATTACCACAATGGGCAAAATGACTATTCCGTTGTTGCTAGAGACGGTCAAGGCAATGTCGTAGCTCAATTGCAATACAGCACCAATTCGGACAAGGCTTACATTGACTACGTGACCACAAGCGACAGCGCAAAAGGTCAAGGTCTTGCAACGTCAATGTATGGCGTTATGGCGTTAAGCAACCCAAGTTTGCCAATTGACGCAGGAATGCTTACTGAAGACGGCGCTAAATGGTGGAATTCGTCTTCAATGAATGAAATGAAGACATGGACAAGTTCTGCAATTGCTTCACAGCCCGCACAAGGCTTGAAATCAGCAAACGCAACGATCACTAAACGACAAATCAGCGACTTACCAAATTTCAAACAACGCATTGCAGTAGAGCGCAAACACCACGGTGCAATTCTTTCAGGGCTGGTCGCAATGGTCAGTGGCGTGAATGACGCTGTAAAACAAGTTGTAGCTCAACAGCACACAAGCGCAGAACACTTGAAGTCAATTGTGAATGTTGCACTGTCGCAGAACGTGAAGATTAACGTCGGGCCCTTAGGTGAAGCAATCAGCGCACTGCACAAAGACGCTGGTGAAATCGTTAGTCAAACTCAAACGGGTGGGAACTTTCAAGAACTGCTTGACAAGCGAAACATAACGCTGAAAGGCATTTCAGACACAAGTTTGAACCGCATTAACAACGCAATTCAACAAGGCATTGCTAACGGTGACACCTCTAGACAAATTGGTGACGCACTATCAGCGATCATTAACGACCCAACTAGGGCTGACGTAATTGCAATAACTGAAACAAATCGTGCCTACAACGCTTCGTTCGTAGATCAACTGCAACAGACTGGTTACGATCAGTTCGAGTGGCTGGCTTATGAAGGTGCGTGTGAAGACTGTATTGCCCAAGAGGGCTTGCACGACATAACTGATGACTATCCACCTGAACACCCAAGTTGCAGATGTGTAGCCGTCGCACCACAAGACACAGCAAACGCTGACATACCACAGGAGTAATCTCAATGGCAACAATCAAGCACGTTTATTTTGGCGATTTAACAGCCAAGCGTGGCGATGACGGAAATCTATACGTTAAGGGTCTTGCAACTGACGCAACACTTGATCTTGACGAACAGATTTGTGACCCAGACTGGCTTAAGAGCGCAATGCCAAAATGGATGGAAATTGGCAACATTCGTGAAATGCACCAGTCAAAGGCAATTGGCAAGGCTGTCGAAATGGAACAGTCAGGCACTGGCTTTCTAGTTGAAGCTAAAATTGTTGATCCCGTAGCCGCAAAAATGGTCGAGGAAGAAATCTACACGGGCTTCAGTGTTGGAATTAAGAACGCAAGAGTTGTGAAAGACGCACAGGCACCCGGTGGTCGTATCGTTTCCGGTACAATTGTGGAAGTCTCATTGGTCGACCGGCCGGCTAACCCTAGCGCCGTAATTGAAATTGCCAAGACTGTTGGCGGAACGTTAGTGAAAGGCGTTGCAGTGGATGAAGTAGTTAAAGCGGAGTCACCAGAGATGAACGCCGAAGCAGTAATGACTGAAGAACCAGGTGCACCAACTGAAGTGTATGAGCGCACTCAACTTTGTGCGTCATGCGCTGGCACTGGTAAAAAGACCAACGTCGAGGGCAATGAGCAAGAAACCGACTGTGATGTTTGCGGTGGTTCAGGCACCCAGCCCGAAGGCCAACTTGAAGACATTGATCAGAACAGCCCAACTATTCCTGAAGTGCTTGAAAACCAAGATGACGTGAAGACTGTTGAAGCAGATGTTCCAGCAATTGAACCAGCAGAGGAAATCGCTGTCGAAGAACCTGCTGTTGAAGTAATCGAGGAAGCACCAGCAGTTGAAGACACTGAAAAGGCTGTCAATGCTATTGCTAAGGGTCTTACTGACTTAACCAAAATGGAACACGACCCAGCTCAACTGAACGCTGTTCGTGCGTCAATGATTGCACTGATCAAGGCTGAACTTGACGAAATGCTTGCTGGTGAGGAAAATGAAATTTCAGATGTGTCACAATTGTTGTGTGCGTTGCAAATTTTCCTTGACTGGTGGACTTCAGAAGCAAGTGAAAATGAAACCGACGCCCCATTTACTGGGTGGGACGAAAACAAGGAAGATGACACAATGGCATACATTGGACTAGGCGTTTCGCCAGACACTATTAAGAACGCAACCGCTACTGACGCTTCAGACGAAGCAAAGACGGAACTGCGCAACGAGATCGTCAAGGCCCTTGGTCTTGAAGAGGCTATCAGCACAAAGGCTGAATTGAGTGAAGCAAAAGAACAGATTGATCTGTTGAAGGCCGCACTTGAAGAGGTAAAGCAGATGGCAGTACCAGGTGGTCCAGCATTACGGGCTACCAATTTGCAGGCACAAAAGTCTGCACAAGCGACTGCGTACCTTGTTGAGGCGGAAACGCTTCGTATCAAGGCGGCTTCGATTACAAACCCTGAACTTAAAGCACAGTATCTGATGACTGCCAAGCAGTATGAAGATCAAGCTAACAAGTTCTAACTATCCAATTCCTAACAGAAAGAGGTAAGTGATGGCTTACGCCGCACCTTCCTTAGATCAGATGTTTTCTGGTCTTCCTGCCGACGAGCAGGTAAAGCGTTTTGAGGCTTACAAGTCAGCCCTTAGCGCAGTTCAGGCAAAGACCCTTCAGGCTTCCAAGCGTGGCGAGATTTCTTTCTCACCTACGACTGGTATCACCAAGACTGTTTCCGCAGTCAGCCGTGCTGAAGAGTCTCTGCAAGAGATTTCAAAGTCAGTTTCTGGCGATCAGTTGGCTGCCGTTCAGTCTGCACTTGCAGGCGTTCAGGACATTGCTAAGGCTGGTTCAGAATGGACTTTGACTAACCCACTTAACAGCACTGTTTCAGGTGTTTCGGGTCTTGTTCCTTACGACCTTGACCCAGTTCTTTCGTTGCTTATCCCGAAGGAACTCTACCTGCGCAACACGACTGCACGCATTAAGGCACAGGGTCAGGCCCTTGAATTCCGCCGCATTACTGGTGTTTCGAACGCCGGTGTTGGTGGAGTTGGCAACCTGTCTTCGTTCTTTAACAGCAACACTGCGTCAAACAGTTTCGGTGGTGTTTCACTAAACCGTCCTCCACTCATTCAATACGCCGCTGACAAGATCGTTAAGTCGTTTGTTGAGCAGGGTCTGTCGGACAGTGTTTCACTCCAGGCGGAGTTTGCTGGCCAAGGCTATGCCGACCTGCGCCAACTTTCCCACACGGCCTTGATTTGGTCCCACATGCTTGCGGAAGAGCGCAACATGATGAACGCTGTTTCAACCGCACTTTCGACTTCGGGCTTGACTTTCACTGCCGCTAACGACGCAACTGGTTCAGGACTTCCTGCCACTTCGTCTTCAGCAGTTGCTGTCACGCTTTCGTCTGCTTACGGTGAGACTGCTTCGGTTTCCGCTGGAACTGTCACTAACGCCACTGCTGGTCAGGGTGTTAAGGTCACTTTCACTGGAACGATCCCTGCTGGTTGCGTAGGAATTAACATCTACGTCACTGTTGGTTCAACGGTTTACAAGACTTCGACCCCAAGCACTGCTTCAGGTGTCACCGGTCTTGCTTTTGCTTCGACCACTTCAGCAGTTCCCTCAACTGACGGTTCATACAACTCATACGCCGCTGGTGCCAACTCTGGTACTGGTTACGACGGTTGGGTTTCGACCTTCAGCCAGCTCGGTGGTTACCAGGCCGCTTTGAACAACACTGTTTCTTCGCAGTCAGTCGCAGATGACTTCCTGCAGAACGCTTTCGTGTCGTTGTTCAACAGCACCATGGCTGACCCTGACGTTGTTATCACCACGGCCGCTGTTCGTCGTGCAATTGCTAAGGCAATTCAGACTTCAGCAAGCACTTCCGCTTACCGTTTGAACTACGAGACTGGCTCCGACGGAGTTGTTCTTGGTTCATTGGTTCAGGCAGTGCAGAACCAGGCCACTGGAAAGATGGTTGACCTTGTGACGCACCGCTTCGCCCCTGCCGGTGTTGCGTTGATCCACAGCAAGTCGTTGCCATTCCCAGACAGTGGAGTTGCCGCAACTGTTGAGGCTCACAATGTCGTTTCCGACATGATCATCGAGTGGCCCCAAATCGGCTTCACCTACGACATCAGCAGCTACACATTCGGCACCCTGGCATTCCGTGCGCCCGCATGGTCAGGAATTGTCACCGGAATTACGGGCTAATTACCCGCAGTTCTGCCCGATTAACGTTGGGTGTTTCGCTAATCAGTAATGGTTAGCCTTTGCAGGTTGAGTCTGTGGGCTGTGTTCCCCTTCGCACCCCACAGGCTCCCTGCCACTTCGCAAAAGGGGTCTTTATGACGTATTACATAATCGAAACTTATCCGCCGTTGTTCTTCGAGGTATCGCAATGAGGATTGTTGGTTCAGATCGAAACTTAACTGAAGTGTCAGTCAATGACGGCACAGCAGTAAAGCGCAACAAAGACGGTACGTTTCACGTTTCAGAAGCAATGGGTAAAGCACTAGTTAAGTCAGGGGATTTCGCAATGGCTGGGATCACATTTGCTGGCGCACGTTCTTGGCGTTGTGTTCAGTGCAGTCACAATTCACTATTCAAAAGCAAGTGTGGCAAGTGTGGAAGCACTGAACTTGTGGAAGAGGACAATTAATGTCAGTTGTAGCACCCTTTAACATAACTGAAGGCAATCGTGTTCCTTATGTCACAATTCAAGAGGTGCTTAACAGCGCAACTGCCGCAAGCATTGACTTCACTAATCTGATCCCAGGCGCTTCGATTAACGCACAGAACGTCGCTTTGCAAGAGTTGATAGTCAAAGCCTCTACTGAAGCAGATAACTACTGTCTGGGAGCGTTAGGAACGCTGTGTGCGACTGTTAATACTGAAAACGGTCGCTATCGTGGCAATCGTTTAGGACAGTTTATTGTTCAGCCACAGTATTGGCCAATTCTTGAGCTACGTTCGTTTCAGTATGGCTATAACCCTGGTTCGCTAAATCAAGTGACGCTTTCAAACACGAACACTTTTATTGAGCGTCACCAATTCATTATCACTGCGCAAACGGGTGTTTATTCAGGCACTACTTATGGTTCGCTTGACATGGTTGGTGGCAAGTTCCCACCACAAGAACAGTTTTGCCAATGGACTTATGTGAATGGCTTTGCCAACACGTTCAGCAACGGCGCTGTGACTGCTGGTGCAACGTCAATAACTGTTGATAGCGCAATTGGTATCTACCCAAACAGCCAACTCACTATCTGGGACGGCGCAAAAGACGAAACGATTACAATCGCTTCAACTTATGACGGCGTTAGTTTGACACTTCCACTTGCCAGCCCGTTGCAGTATTCGCACACGACTGACGTTAATGTTTCTGCATTGCCCGCAACTATCAAGCAAGCGGTCATTCACTTCATTGTTGCTATGGTCAAAGAACGTGGTGACGGTTCGCTAGTGATCAACGAAATTGGTGAGCCAGTTCAATCAACGTCGAAAACGTCAAGTCAAGAATGGGATAAGGCAGCCGCTTACGACTTGCTGGATGCTTTCAAGCAGATCTGGGGTCGTGCCTAATGTCAAGGGTTGCAGTTCGCAATGCCGTGGCTTCCTATTTAGAAAACGCCAACGTCACAAATCTGACCAGCGTATTTCCTTACCCGCCTAAGCTAACTCCTGAAGGCGATTTCTACAATCAAGACGCACCCAATCACACTTCGGGCGCAATTATCTTTCTATGGATTGAAGCACAGCGAGAGACACGCATTGCTTTAGGTGGTTCAGTCAATGGAAAGAAAATGGTTGAATACACGTTTGTTCTTGACTGTTATTTCAGATCAAGCGAACCAAAGAGTGAAGACGCTTCAGAAATGAATGACGCTTTTCTTGACAGTCTTGTTAATGCTATTCGTGCAAATCGTGAAGCAGGAACAAGCAACGGTGTGATTTTCGTCTGGGGTGAGGGCCCGCACAATGGTGGTGCAGACGTTGAAGTGACTTCGTATTACCCACGACGGCTTGCTTCGTCACAAAGCATTACTCAAACTTATTCCAACATTCGTGTAATGGTGTTGGAAGAAATCAACTCATAAGGAACAACAATGGCACAATTCACGTTCAACGGTTCGCAACCAATGACTTACTTCACTACGTTTATCAATGGCGAAGTTCTAGTTGCAGAACCAAATCAGTCTTATGACCTCGACGAAATGCCTAACGACGGCTTCTGGTCTGCTTCAAGCGCACCAGCACCTAAGTCTGCACCTGTCGAACCAGCACCTGCTGACCCAGCGCCCGCTGACACCCCTGCTTCACCAACCCCCAACGCCTAACCCAACAAAGGAACAATCATGGCATTTTTAGTAGCTAATAGTTATCTTGGACTGATCGCTGAAGTCACCAGAGGCACGTTGCCTTCGTCTGGTTCGACTACTAACGGAATTGTCTATGGTGCAAACTACATTCCAATTTCAGCCCCACAGATTACGCCACAGCAGACGTTTCTGCGTGACGAAGCATTGCGTGGTTCGCCTGTCATGGTCTATGACCACATTCAAGGTGTGCGTCACGATCTCGCTGAATTCAAGTCATACTTATACGCTGACACGACCCCAATCTTGCTGACCGCATTGCTGGGTGGTAATGACACCGTTTCAGGTTCGTCTGCGCCTTACACGCACATTATTGGTCTTTACAGCAACGTTGCAAACGGCTCACAGCCCGTTTCATTCAGTTTGCTTGACTTTGACGGTGCAAACTACTTCACTTTGACTGGCGCACAGGCTGACGAACTTGCTTTGACTTTCGGTGCAGAAGCACCTGCTGAAGTGACCGCAAAGTTTGTTGCTAACCCTTACACGTCATACACGACTGTTCCAACGCCATTCAGCACCCCCAGCATTTCTGCTGAACACATGATCCCTGCATGGGACACCACGATCACAATTGCTTCAACTGCTTTCACCTACATTTCAACTGGTGAATTGACCATGTCACGTTCGACTAAGCCAATTTTCACTATGGGAACACAAGCACCGCACGTCAATTTCGCTGGACCAATTGATGTAAAGGGTAAGTTCACCGCCGTTGTTGATACGACTGCTGACCCATTCAGCACTGGTTCAACTGCTTATGGTCTTTTCCGTCAGCCACAGGCAATGACCATTACTTTCACTGACCCTAACGACACGTCTTCAGCAACTAATCACAGCATTTCTTTGCAAATGTCAAACGTTCAGTTCATTAACCCGAAGCGTGTTCGAGGCAAGGAATTCACGGAAATTGAAGTTGAGTTTGAAGCTAACGCAAACACGACTGACCAAACTGGTTCAGCCAACAGCGCACCTTATTCACCAATTAAAACCACCACTGTAAATGCTTCAAGCGTTTCTAGTAGTGTTGGTTACCTGAAGAACTACTAAACACCTGATAAGGGGATTTAATGCCATTAGTTGAACTACAAACGGACA